TGCTCCTCTTGCCTACGTTTAAGGGTAAGATTATCTGGGATTAAGTTCTTACCAAGACCAAGGTCCTCTGCCATTACACGTAGGATAGCTGCTCTTCCCTCGATACCCATAACTGCCATATCGGTTGGGTTAGCTGTAATCTGTAGAAACTCTGCCCTACGAACCTGCTGACTGCCCTTGATAGTGAGCGCAGTAGAACCTAGTGCATTAATAACTACATCACCTGTGTAATCTAAAGCAGGGTTCTTAAGGAGGTTATAGTAGAACTGATATTCTACCCTTGGGATAACCAAACCCTGATCTATGTTACGGATAGCATCCTTAATGGACTTAGATGCCCCTTCAAGCAACATTGCCAACCCTTGTGCGGTAGTTGCAGCACCCTTAGCTTGTGAGCCACCATGAGCGTATTTAGGTAGCCCACTGGCATCATCTGCTTTCTCTTCAAATGCCTTGTATACAGCCAGTAACTCAGCAGCATTAGATGGTACGTTGAAGAAGTTGATTGCCCTCCCACCACCACCTGTCTTATCACTGGTTAACTGCCATATCTTTCCCGGTGTGATGTTGGTTATATCACCATCATCTGCCAATCTATCTATATAGAGTTCTACCTGAGGCCCACTAGATAGTCCCATATTATTAGCCAGTGCCCTTGCACAAGCATTGCACATCCTCTGTGCATCTGATATAATATTAGGTAATGATCTACCATAGAATGAACCTGGTATACTACAGAAGCTCGCTTTATGATAGGGTCTTCGTGCGAGGGGGTCGTCATTAATGGCACACTTGATAACCTCAGGGCCAACAAGTAGTACCTCCACATCGTACTCTTTATCCTCTGCTATAGATGGGTCAAACTTCTCACTCCCCCACTCTAAGAGTAGCTTACCACTTACATTACCAAAGAAGTGGATACCATGGAGAACCCCATCATTCATTTCACTAGAGGTTCCTCTCTTCTCTAATTCTGCCTTCTCTTCCTCTATACCACTATCACCATACCAAGATGAACCAGGATTATCTAAGACCTTTTCAATCATCTCATCCTTGAAAGATTCAGACCCCCTCATATCACTAATATCTTTTCGTGAGTAGCGAACGTGTTCCGCAGTATCCCCATTCTTAATTGTAGTTGAATTAGGGGATGGGTAGAAGTCTAGAGGACTAACTCTTACATTATCAAAGGTAAGTTCATCACTAAGAACAGGCTGCCCATTAGCCCAAGAGAGTTTCTTATTCCTTGTGATTACTGGCCCCTTCATAATAGCAACAGGGTAGATTACAAAGTCGTCAATAAAATCATTAAGTGCATCATTCCACTTACCTTCTACTAGTTGATCCTTAATGAGTCGTTCAATCTTTCTAATCTGGAAGAGTCCTTCTCTCTTGATCTCCTCATAGACTGCATCACTAATATCTCGTCTAAGCTCACCCATATCTCTCAGGGTCTGTTCTGCTTCCTTAACACCAGTTGGTCGTGGCTGAGGGGCAGGTTGTCCCTCTTGCTGTTGCTGAGAGGCTTCCTGTTGTCTTGCTTGTTTAACAGCCTCCACCTCAGCTGTGATCTCTTCCTCTATCCTTTTCTTTAACTCAGCTGGTAGATCTTGTAGTGGGGTAGGCTCTACCATAAAGGAGTCAATGTTTGGATTAAGTAGGATATCTTTAATCCAACTAGCTATTGCTCTACACTTAGCATTAGTAATAGCCATGAATATCTCTGAACCACCTTCAGCTTTTATGCGAGCAAGATCCTTGGGATTGTACTGGCTATTGAAAGCACGTTGGGAATCAATGATCTCATCTTCTATACCAGAGTTTCTCCTAGCATCTTTAAACTCTGTAAACCTCTGTGTTACATACCCGCTTAAGGCAGAATAGAAAGGAGTTGCATACTCATCTCCTTCCTCATCATAGTCAGCCTCAAACTCACGCTCCATACTAGCTATAGTGTCTTGAGTACCAAGGATCATTATTGATTCATCTCTTTCTTCTAGGCCCATAAATGATTAGATCTTACGATCCTCCTTGGTTTAGTAGTTATTGCAGTATTTCCATATACCGTATCTGCCATAGTAAGGGCCAGTGCATCACCATAGTCAGGTGACGACTCCCCTTTCCTCTTCATATCCTTCTTAGATGTAAGTATAATCTGAAGTTTGTTAGTATAGTCATACGTCATAGCTGTAAGATCTTTTCTTAAGCTATCGTCGTGTGGTATATCTGCACCATACATCAACCAATCCTTCATGTTGCCCCATAACTGGGAGCGAAGGTTAGCATACTTAATGGGATCAGTGGCCTTATTGGATACTACGATATCTTTTACAGGAAGACCAAGCTCTTTACACCGATCAACGACCCCACCACCTACACCAATACCATCCACATAGATCACAGCAGGATTCATTTTGTTGCGATATTCTACTAATCTCCGTGCAACTTCCATTGTATTTAGGCCATGGTAGGCCACCATATCCAGTACTTTTGGCCCCTGTCGTGTGATGAATACGGTCATATCTGCACCGAATCTAGCTATATCTACACCACATACCCTAGGATAATGGTGGTATGCACTAACATCTAGGTCTGCACTGAGTGCATGGTTAACAATATCTGTTGGTATAAACTGTTCTGCACTTAGTTTACCAAATTCCCCTAGTACACGTACAGCATATGCATCACTATCTTTGCCATATGTATCCTCCATCTCCTGAATCCACTCAGGAGTACACAGACTACTCCTAGTGGCTGTGAATGTTAACCTCTGCCACCCCTTTATTCGTTTATCAAAGATATCATAGAAGAACCCACTAGATTTAATGGGATTACTACAGGCAATAAACTTAGTTAACCCAACACCAAGGGTACCAATGAGGGTCTCAAATACACTCGGATCAATACCAGATGCCTCATCAGCAAAGATGATGTAGTTATCTGAGTGACCACCCTGAAGGGACTCTGCATTAGCAGGATTGGCAGTAACTAAACTACCTAGTTGAGCCTTGTTCCCCTTTAGGAATACATTCTCCTTAGTAATCTCAAAAGAGTCACGGTATCTAGGACTCATCCTACTTTTCCACTTGACTAACTCAGTATAGAAAACACGTGATAGCTGGTTATAAGAGGGGGAGGTAATCAACACACGACAATCAGGGAGGATTAAGAGTGAGAGGTAGGACAGCCAAGTTAAACAACTGGTTTTCCCACCACCTTGACAACTCTTTACCGCTACCCTAGCTCTAGGGTCACGATATGCCTCTATCAGTTCTTTCTGTTGCTCATCAGGTTCAACTCCAAACAGAGAGCGGATACCCGTTAGGGGGTCATTCTGCCACATCTTAAAGAGCTTGATCTCTTTCTCACGCTCTACATCAATTGGTTGGCTCATATACACCTTTTGCGTTCTCAGCCATCCTAATCATTGCATCCAAGGTATCAGCTGGACTTGCAGTAGTAACCGTAATGTTCTCTGAGAACCCACCAATAGTCTTACCTAATAACTCAAGGGATTTTAGCAAGAGGGTACGATACTTAGGATCATCTGCTGCTTGTTCCTTTAACTCCTCTATCTGCTGGAGGAGTGAGATTTGGAGATAATCCTTATTGACTGCCGTTGACGACAGCATCTCATCTTGTAGTAGATTGATTGCAGATGCCACCATAGGCCGTTGTCTTAGAAAGTATCCCCTCAACATAAGAGCATGGTGGATGGTCATCTGGATATGCTCTGTTGTCTTCAGTCCAATATCTAACCCAGAGGAGACTAGTGCCTTTACATTGTTACCAGTCTTAGCATACATAAAAGCATATGCCTTCTCTCTCTCACTTAAGGTGAGATCACCATCAGCTGAGAGGAGGTCTAGGAACTGGCTGTTAATCAACTCTGGGTTATTGTAAGATACCTGAACTATAGTACCTTCAGGCAGGTTCTCTTGTACTAACTCAGCGTTTGATAGTGCGTTAGTCTCTCGGATGATGTTGAGTTTTCTACAGACATTACCTATGAATTTATCCATTGTAACTTGTAGGATATTATACTCAGCAGCCAAGTCAGATGACGTAGCCCCGTCCATATATTTCTCTAGGATAAGCATCTTCTTCTTATCTGAGAGGTCATTAGGTTTTATCTGTTTCTTACCTTTCATGGGTTATGGACTACTCCATATAATTTAACAACCTTAATCTCACTATCACTAACCCTACTGTCGATCAACTTCCGTAGTTCTTGTGAAAGGAGTTTCATCTGCTTTACTTCCATTACAATAGGTACCACTTCCCTACTACCTTCTGTAGCCGGAACCATATGTACTTCCATTGAATCTCCTTGTGGAGCCGCTAGTAAGATTTGAACTCACAACCTTCTCTTTACAAGGGAGGTGCTCTACCAGTTGAGCTATAGCGGCTTGATTTAAAAGTAACCCCAAATGGTGCGGTTGAGTTAAACTCAATCCCGTTAGGGGTTTTGTTTGGGTGGTAGTAGATGATGGACTTGAACCACCGACCTATCGTTTATCAGACGATTGCTCTCACCAACTGAGCTAATCTACTATTAGAATTGGAGGAAGATAGAGGAATCGAACCCCTATGTTTTACCATACTCTGGTATTCAAAGCCAGTCACCGCCCATGCAGTAGTATCTTCCATTATGGTGTAAGCACTAGGAATCGAACCTAGAACAATTAAGACGGGGTTACAGCCCGCTGAAGCTCACCACCTGCTCATTGCTTACATAAACAGAGCATCGCACTCTTCTAGGGAATCACTTCTTACTCCGAAGTAATAGGATAAATTCCTAATCCAATCTGGTAGCGGGGGTTGGACTTGAACCAACGATCTAGTGGATATGAGCCACTCGGGTTAACCTCTTCCCTACCCCGCTATTCTTAATCGGGGGAGAGGCAGGTGGTCTACCTCTCCCCTACTTATAAGGAGGTAGGTTAGTATCTCTACTAACCTATAGAACTAATTACATCGTTGACCAGTTAATGGTGACAGTACCTGCAATGTCACAACTAAGATCAGCACCATCAGCAACAGTAGAAGCCATTGCAAGGTTGTAGTGGATAGTCTTAGCACCAGCAGTAAGAATAGCCCGAGCTGTGGTAACAGCAGCAGCATCAGCGGTACCATCAATAACACCTACCTGACCAGTAATAACATCCTCAAAAGTCCCGGTACCACTCAGTACAGCTACAGCACCACTAGCAATCACACTACCAATACCCGCCTCAGTAGCAGCAGCCTGAAGCAGACTGTCAGCTGCTGTTGGGGCCATACTCATCATAGCGCCATTAATGAGGATGTTACCAGCAGGGAAGGTATAGAGCAAGTAACCATCTGCAATAGCAGCACCATCTGCCAAGGTAAGCGCATCTACCTGATTTACTACAAGGACAGTAGTATGGGATTTACCAGTACCATACTCATAAGCAGTTACCCCAGTATTAGGAGCACCAACATTACTAACACCAAGTCCAAAAGAAGTCTTTCCAGCCATTATCTTATTCTCCTAAATTATTAAATTTGATTTGTTTTCTTTACTATTAAGCAGCAGTGAATGTGATACCAACAGCATCACCAGATTGACCA